CGTGATGCAAATACCCACCAAAGTTTAGGATCATTATAAAGATGTTGTGCTAATAGATCAGGTCTAAACTCATATTGAGGCGTGATCGTAAACTCGGCATCACTGGAGTCTCTTGGAATCGCAGTATACGGTTCCATTACGTCTAAGAATTTCTTATTAATAATCCCCGATCTATGATATGGACTCGTTTTTGGATATACGTTATTCACTGCCATTACCACATGCCTCCTGTGTTACGCTGAGATCCACGCAACAGTTTTCCTGAGGCATATTCTTTAAGACTAAAGTTATTACTAATTTCATTTCTGCTAACAATGGGTACACATGAGAGAGTTAATGTAATTTTAGTTGGAACATATGTAATTGCGTCATTTTCAGTGTTGGCAAAATCTGCCGGTGGTTTTGCTCCGCCTGGCTCAATTTGTCCTCCGACTAACCGCAGTTTAGATTCTGAGGTCGCTGTGTTTGTATTGGTTGCTCTAATATAATCTACATCTTTTGGTAGAGCATATGTAAAGTTAGTGATTGCTATCGGATGATTGTCTAATTGAAATGCACCTAGACCGAAGAAGAATCCCATTGGCGGTGGAGTACCGCTCTTTGGATTTTCATCTTGACCATAAAACATCTTTGTCATTGACTTAAAGAAATGAATACATGCCAAAAGATAATTTGCTTCAAATGTATCTTGACACGTAAAGTCAGCAGTGACCGAAATAGAGTCAACTGAACTGTTTATGTATTGTTGAATTAAATAATTTGTGTGTGTAGGTGCTGTAGCATCATAGTTTGCATTATACGAGATATTGATTGTGGGTGTATAGGGAAACACAACACCGTCGGTCGCAATAAGAGGCGATAATATTCCAGGATTCTTTGGATCTTTGTATAGATAGTTAGCCCCTTGAGCTAACGCCAGTCGGACTCGCCAATCTGCGGCTATTGCTCGTGATTCGGCATTTTGTTGTCCTTCTTGTGCTTCTGCGTCCATTTACTGTTCTCCGGTTATTATATGAGACATATATATCTTGTATAAATAGTAGTCTTACATGTATTTAGCAAAAGCGAAAACCACCTAAATTTACCCGTACCCATTGCAAATACGTATGCATTTATGTACAATCAACTATTAGACCTTGACAGGTCTTTAACCAATAAAGGAATATTAATGCCAGCACCAAGAAAAACAGTCAATTATTTAAATAACAAGGACATTTTAAAAGAGATTCACAAAAGTAAAACATCATATTGCTATTTTACCAAGAAAGAGTACAATGCATATGATTCCATCATTGATCTCCCAGACGATACCCTCGAAAAAGCCCTGACTTGGTGCATCAAACCTACCCAACTTAAAGAAGCAAAATTAATGAAGAGCCTTAGGCTTTCGGCAGAGCAAGGATTGGCTGGAAAAAACAAAATTGACCCAAAAACTATCGAAACTGATGGATTGATGTTTCGGGTAATGACTTGGGAACACATTCCCGTTGCCAAGAAGCAACCTAGAAAAGTTGTTAAGAAAAAGAAAGCGATTGATATCATCGATTTTGAAAATGATTTAGAACCGAACACAGATTTGTTTGCAGAGAACGAAGATAAAAAGTCAGATGTAGTTGTTGATGATTTCGTTCATGTTAAGGTCAATTTCCCACCATTTCAACATTATATGTTAGATGCCGAGACAATGACGTTATCCTTGGTTGGTAAATCTCATTGGACTGGTGGCCTCAAGACAGGTAATTTTACCGCAACAAACGGTAGCCTAACCGATAAACTTGCACGTATGTATATCATGTTATGTGAAAAATATGCTATGAAGTTCAATTGGCGTGGCTACACCTACAATGATGAGATGAGACAGAGTGCTATTTTACAATTAACTTATGTAGGCTTACGATTTAATGAATCCAAGTCTGCAAACCCCTTTGCATACTATACTGCGGCTATCACCAACAGTTTTTGTAGAGTACTAAACTCAGAAAAACGCAACCAAAACATCAGAGATGATATCCTAGAAATGAATGGGTTGAATCCGTCATTCACGCGCCAAATGAAAGATTATAATGGCATGGGACATGAGACCAAACAAGAAACCTATTCTGAATAATTCAATTTGGGGAAATAAAGCAACCTAATTAGTTGCTTTACCTACCTGTAAACTGTATAATAGAAGACTGGAAAAAACTAACTATGGAAAATCTTTTTAAGAAAGCGGCAGTATTTACGGACATACATTTCGGATTAAAGAGCAATAGCATTCAGCACAATCGAGACTGTGCTGATTTTGTGGATTGGTTCATCGAACAAGCTAAAGCAGAAGGGTGTGAAACCTGTCTCTTTTTGGGAGATTGGAATCATCACCGAGCCAATATCAACATGCATACTTTACAATTCGGATTAAATGCATTAGAAAAACTCAACGATGCATTTGACACAGTGTACTTCATTACGGGCAACCACGATCTCTATTATAGAGACAAACGAGACATTCATTCAGTCGAATGGGCAAAACATCTCAAAAATGTTGTCATAGTCGATGATTTTTTAGAAAAAGGCAACTGCGTTATAGCACCTTGGTTATGCGGCGAAGACTACAAGCTACTTAGAAAGAAAACAGGCAAGTATTTGTTTGCCCATTTAGAACTTCCTTACTTCTACATGAATGCAATGGTTCAAATGCCTGATCATGGTGAAACACATGCTGATCACTTATCGCATTTTGGTACAGTGTTTTCAGGACATTTTCATAAACGACAATATGAAAAGAATGTTTGGTATATGGGCAACGCTTTCCCTCACAACTACGCAGATGCAGGCGATGATGCTCGTGGCATGATGATATTAGGGTGGGACGAAGAGCCAATCTTTCGTTCGTGGCCCGGCCAGCCTGTATACAGAGTTTACAAGCTAAGTGAAATCTTAGAAAACCCTGAAGGATTGCTTGTTAAGAACGCACACATCAAAGTTCACTTAGACATTGATATATCGTATGAAGAGTCTAATTATATCCGAGAACAACTCATTCCTGAATATGGATTAAGAGAAATGTCACTGATTCCTATAATGAACGAAGAATATACGCAGGATTTATCTCCTGGCGATATTTCATTCGAGAGTGTTGACTCTATTATCATCGATCAAATAGAAAAAATAGAAAGCGATTTTTACGACAAAGGTATATTACTGGAGATTTATCAGGCACTATGATAAAATTAAAAAACATAACACTTAGAAACTTTTTAAGTGTTGGATCTGTGACACAGGGAGTTGATTTAGATAATAAAGAGTTGACCTTGATCTTAGGTGATAATTTAGATTTAGGTGGTGATGGTGCTAGAAATGGTACTGGTAAGACTACGCTTATACAAGCGGTTAGTTATGCATTATATGGCACTGCTCTTAATAGCATCAAACAAAACAACCTCATTAACAGAACAAACGGCAAAGGCATGATGGTCACGTTAGAATTTGAATGTCATGGTATAGAGTATCGTATTGAACGTAGTCGGAAGCCAAATGATCTGAAATTCTATATTAATGGAACAGAAGAAACAGACAATGAAGCGCAAGGCGAAAACAGACAGACGCAAGAAACGATAGATAGCATTCTTGGCATGTCTCCTACTATGTTTAGGAACATTATAGCACTTAATACATACACGTTGCCTTTCTTAAGCATGCCTGTTGGTCAACAAAGAGACATCATAGAGCAGTTATTAGGTATTACTCTGTTATCAGAGAAAGCCGAAAAAATAAAGATAGTTATAAAGAAAACTAAAGATGATATGCAACATGAAGAAGTAAGAATTCAAGCTGTTGAAGAGGCTAACAAAAGAATAGAAGAACAAATAAACAGTCTTAAGAGTAGAGAGCGACTATGGAATGCAAAACATTCAGAAGATATAACTAAACTAACAAACACTGTTGAAGAATTAAAGAAAATAGACATTGATGCAGAGTTACTTGGACACACCCAACTCAAAGTACACACTCAATTAACAAAAGATCATGCAGACATTGATAGATCGTTGACCAGAACACAAAATGATCTCAATAAAGAAGGAAAAACTAGTGAAAAGCTAGGAAAAGAATTAGAGATACTAGAAACAAACAAATGTCATACCTGTGGTCAAGACTTTCACGATGATGGACACGTTAAAGTCGTAGACAACAAGAAAGACTCATTAACAAGCATCAATGCTCATTTAGAGGAGCTTGCCGAACTGTTTGTGGAACTAGAAAAAGAAAAAGAAAAATTGGGTGCTGTTGGTACGCGTCCAAACGTTCATTATAGTTCAGAAAGTGAGGCTATTGAACACCAAAGCCAAATTAAAAACATAGAATGGCAAGTAGAGCGCAAAACACAAGAAGAGAATCCGTATACAGACCAAATCGTCGATATGGAAGCTAATGCATTACAAGAGTGTAATTTCGACAAAGTTAACGCATTATCACGTGTAGCTGATCATGAGAAGTTCTTGTTAGATTTACTAACAAACAAAGATTCATTTGTGCGTAAGAAGATAATTGATCAAAACTTGTCATATTTAAACGCCAGACTGACTTCATACTTAGATAAGATGGGTTTACCACACCAAGTTGTGTTCCAAAATGATTTAACCGTTGAAATTACGGAATTGGGTAGAGAATTAGACTTTGATAATTTATCAAGGGGTGAGCGCAACAGATTGATCTTGGGCTTGTCTTTTGCGTTCAGAGATGTTTGGGAAAACTTATACTGTCCAATAAATGCGCTATTCATTGACGAGTTAATCGATTCGGGCCTAGATACAATCGGGGTTGAGAATGCAATGACTATACTTAAAGACATGACACGCAGACGCAACAAGTCTATCTGGCTAGTATCTCATAGAGAAGAGCTAGCTGGAAGAGTTCCTAGTGTGTTACAGGTCATCAAAGAGAACGGGTTCACTACATATAATACGACGAGAGAGATGGAAAATCTGTGAAATTACCCAAAATTAATTTTAAGAGGCCTAGTTTATACACGGCTCTTACGAATACCAGACAAAATACAGTACTAAAATTGTGAATAAAAATTATACCACTCAATGGTAGGGAGATAATTAGTAATATGCCATCACCATCAAAAAACAAAGGTTCAGGATACGAACGAGACATCGCAAAATATCTAAGTGAACTATACAAAGAAAGTTTTATCAGAGCACCTGGCTCTGGTGCTTATGTTGGTGGCAAAAATCAATCTCGTACAGAGATACTACATGAAGGCCAGATTAGAAGTTTTAAAGGGGACATTGTTCCTGGACAAAGTTTTGTCATGCTTAATGTAGAATGTAAATTTTATGCAGACTTTCCGTTTCATCAGGTACTGGCAGGATCATGTAAACAACTTGATTCATGGTTAGACCAATTAATGGACGTAGCTGATGAAGGCGACTTAAATGTTCTTTTTATGAAATTTAATCGTAAAGGCAAATTTGTTTGCGTACCTAGCAGATATACATGGGTAAGTGATCAATTTATGTATTATACTTCCAAATATCATGCTGATTGGATTTTAGTAGAGCATGATCATTTTTTCAAACACAACAAAGATATATTTAAAGCATACTCAGGCAAACCAGAGACCAACTCAAACCCACCAGAGAACAACTCAAACCCACCAGAGAACAACTCAACCTCGTCAGAGAACAACTCAAACCCACCAGAGAACAACTCAACCTCGTCAGAGAACAACTCAAGCCCAATAGAAACTAAAACTACAGCTATAAAGATTTAATATAACATACATTTAGTATGGTCGTGATTTATACTCGACCCTCCTTGAGGAACCTGTGTCATGCAGGCGACGGAACTGGAGTAGTGTCTATTTATAGACACATAAACCGACAAGGCAATCGTTATGGTAGCGAACCTTGAATGAGTTCATATATATTTTGATTTGATGATATGAAACATGCGTTGCCGAGAGGTTACATTTATTAGTGTAATCGACTCAACTACAACCCAGCAAACTTTACAGGGCAACCGGTAGCAATTGATTATAGTAACGTAATCGATTGGGGATAATCAACATGGGACGACGGGAACAATAGTCCGCCGATCATTGGTAGTGTTTAGAAGCACTACCATGGCTCTCAAAAAATAATAATACAAAAACAAAATTATAATCATCCAGTATTTAAATTTATTACTTTGAAAGAAAAATTATGATTGAACGAAGTGAAAGAGTAATTAAGTTCTCGAAGAGAACTTCTAAACAAGACCAATATAAGGTTGTTTAGAAGAATGGTATTTGTGTTTTCTTTGTAGTTTCCAGGTGTTCTTCTACTAAGGCACTGATAGTTTTTCTTTCTGATACCGACATATTGAGAATGTCTTCATAGGACGCACCACCTCGCATGTACCAAGACATGGTCAATGCATTTGACTTGATTCCCTGGGTGTAATTTTCGTAATCGTTGATCAACTCCCTCACCCCATCAGGGTCGAGTGAAAGGAGTCTTAGACGAAAAAATCCGATGCGTTTAGTGTGAATGGTTGCGTATATACATGTTCACATTCAGTACAGGTAATTGTCAGTGGCTTGATAGTACTTTTTGATCTGAGTTCTACGTTATGATCACGAATTGCTTCGTATGTTGTAGTATCACAGTTCTGCAAGAAATCAAGTATGAATTCTGTTTCTGTCACCTCTGAATCGGGTGTTATTACCTTGGTGATTGTATCTGATAAAATTTCCATAGTTAATGATGTGATATCTATCAATGCATTTTTATTTGCTTCATTGCGTTCAGTAGTGTCTTCTATTTGGGGTGTATTTTTGTACTTGCCTTGAATGTCAAACTGTTTTAAAGCCGCTTTATTCATGGTTGAATACTGTATAGGACCAAAGCATATTTTTAAATCACCTATAGGTAAAGGAGTTTCATAATCACCCTTCGAAATAGATCGCAGTAATACTTGTAGGTTAATACCATAAGTACCTGGAATCGCGCACTCCTCATTTGTACACACAGACTCGACATCAATTGTTTCTTGTCCACCTGCCGCTTTAATAGAGATGAGAACACTATCTAGGTCATTACTCAATAGATTCCATGGATTTTTGATTGCGGGAATACAACTCTTGATAAGTTCTACCATAGCAGAACCGTTAAACAATGCATCTGGTGTTTTTGTTGTTATCTCATCAATGGCTGTCATCGGATAAACAGGCAGTTCTCTTGTATCTGCCGGAAATTCAATATCGTCACTTGTGTATGCTTCACCACCAGAAGGTAGAGTTAAATGTACTGCGGGTCTACGAAAGAATTGACGTAGGGGATTACTGTTGTTGTTTTCCATATATGTTCCTCACATAAAAAATTGGGTATTTTAAAATACTAAATACTAATAGAGTATATTTAGTAGTAGGAAAACACCCAAATTTAAATCTTAGGTAAAAGAGTGTATGGAAGATTTTGACCCAGAAGTAATAAGAGAACTGCAAGAACATATTATAGCCTTGAATAGAGTTATGGGCCCACTGGCCGCATCATTGGGCGCTGTAGCTGATTCGGCTAACACCAGTAATACCGCACAAAAGAAAGCAAACGAGTCAGTAAATGAATTTGCTAGGACAAGTACGTTAGCCGCGCACGGCCAAACTAAACGTGAAGAAGCAGAGGCACGAGCAGATCGTGAAATTGATCAGAGTAACAGGCTGCTCGCCGCATCAGGATCACTCGCAATACAATCATTGGGTAAATTTTCTGAAGCCTTGCTTGACAGCACTCCAGGATTTGGCAAATATGGGAAAGCGTTATCGACAAGTGGAGAAGCTGTTGCAAATTTCGGTGAATCATTCGGTCCGATAGGTGAAGCCTTAGGAAAAATGGGTAAAGGCATCTTTAAAATCGGTGAGATCATGCTTAATCAAGCCGATGCTCAAAATCAGTTTGTCAAAGAACTGAACAGTATGGGTGCAATAGCAGGAATTACGTCTGATAATATCACGGATATGGCACGAGATGCTGGTTATGCCTCTCAGGATTTAGAAAAACTTACTAAGATTATTACAAGCGCAGGTGCAAGCTTAAACACATTAGGCTCAGGTACCGCCGAAGGTGTCGAGAATTTAATAAGCATATTCAGTCTGAGTGACTCTCAAGAAATGGAAATGCGTAGATATGGTCGCACCCTAGAAGAAGCGAATGAATATCAGTTATATTACTTAGAATTACAAAAACGTTCAGGTATAAATTTACGAAATGAAGCGAGAGAGGGAGCGAGAGAGACGGTCAAGGATAGAAAGGCCCAAACAAAACTTCGAGAACGCACACTTGAATATGTAAGAAGTCTAGCCCTACTTAGTGAAATAACCGGCAAAAATATTGACGGTGTTAAAAGAGATCAAGAGATAGCATTAACTGCATATCAAAATCAAATTGCAAACGTAGCGATGACTTTAGAAATAGATGCGCTGAAGGCAAAAAGTTTGGCCGTAACGGCACAACTTGACAAAGACATTACTCAGGTGAAGAGGGATGAGTTAGAGGCGAGTAGGGAATCCCTCAATGACCGCATTAAAGAGATGACAGATCATAAAACGGCAATGGAAGATAGCATTGCAAAACTCGCACCAACCTTAGGCGGAGAATTTACCGCAATACTCGCTGAAGTAATGCGAACAGGATCCTTTGCTACAAACAATACATCTGTCGCACAATTGGGTATTAATGCCGCAGAGATGGAAAGACGATTTGCTAATGTTGATCCAAATGCGAACGAAGGCCAAGACTTGCTAGACTTGCAAACTTGGGTAGAGGAACAGTTCATGGGCGGCATCGCCCGCAATGTAGCCCGTCTCCAGCCTGCTATAGAGAGGATGTCGAGCGAAGGACAGGCATTGGGTGAAAGTATGGGTGTCGGTGCTGAAAATCTTCATCACTACATGACCATGTACAACACAGAAAACGACCGAGCAACAGTTAAAAAAGATGCCAAAGGAAATATAATAGAATCTACCGGGAAAGAGTATGACGCTCAAAAACAACTTGCGGCATTATTCCAATCTTTAGAACGAAACTTAAGAACAGACGTTGATAGATTGACAGATTCTATCAATCCATTAACCACTGGGTTTAATGCAGGAACATGGGCAGTTGGTCTATTAACCGTAGCAGCCACTGCCGCATCAATATCACTTGGTAAAATGGCAGCTTTGGGCTTCCTGGGTGGTGGCATAGGTGGCAAAGCCGCAAACGCCGCAAAAGCCTTCGTCGGGCCAATACAGTCCACCGCGAGCAAGTTTGCTACCAAAATGGCTGGGCCAGCTGGTAAGGTTGTAAAAGGCAATGCCCTATTAGGAGTCGCGGCCGCAATTTGGGGTGGATGGGAACATGCCTCTGAGAAAAGAGAAAAAGCAGAAAAAGCATTTGCCGATAAAAAAATTACAGAGGACGAGCGGATAAGACGAGAGACAGTAGGAAAGGGTGAAGGCTATGGTACCGCTGTCGGCGGTGCTGGTGGCGTGGTGGCTATGGGATTGGCTGGCGCGGCCATTGGGTCAGTAGTACCTGTCGTAGGTACTGCTATTGGAGGAATAATTGGTTCAGCACTTGGTTTATGGATGGGTATGAAAGGCGGAGAATTAATTGGCGGGGAGATAGCCGAAGGAATAACCCTATCGATGGAAGACAAAAAATTGGACGCAACCAATCTGGAGATGGCTAAAAAGATAGACATATATGACAAAGATCACGTGGGTGATAGTCATATTGATTACGAAAAAATGGGAGAATTGGTAAGGTCCGCTGAGATTGATGTTAGTCAAGCGATCGGTATGATGACAGCTATGATCAGAGATAATGATTTAAATGACGATGCAAGTGAAGGGACACACACGGCAAATAATGGTAAAAGAATATCTGACTTGCAATACGCAACAGATCAATTAAATTTATATTCAAATATACAAACGAAAACCGATCTATTAGGCAACGAGGCCATGATTACTAGAATACGGTTGAGATTGGTCGAATTAAATTCGATGAAAGCCTGGGATGCGGCAGAGACCGAGTATACCGCCAAGGAGAAAGAAACTATTGGGGAAATGACAAAGAAAATATTTCAAGAGTTTAAAAAGAGCGGACTAACACTTGAACAGTTCGACACAGTAAAAGAAGCAAACGAATATGCTACCGAGGCTACCGAGGCAGGTCCAAGAACACAGAAACTAAAAAAGGAAATGGATGCTAACTGGGCAGAGATGATAGTAGAAGATACCACAACAGCAAATGATGTATCCTCGGGTAACACTCCTAAAGTTGATCTAGTTAACGAAATTAATGACGACAGTACGGCAATTACCGAAAAAAGGCAGATTGCCCAAACAACAATTGAATCTAATAATAATGATATGATGAAAAAACAACTAGACTTTGCTGAGATCAATAATAAGCTACTAAAAACACTGATATCTAAGGTAGATGACAGTAATAATCAATTAGAGAAAATCGGCAACTACGCCGCAGTTTAACTAAATACTAATATGGCATACACAAAGAATTTTTTAAATAAAAGCGGAGTATCTAGCCCGATATCAGGTAATAATAGCAACTCTGGTAATTGGAATGGTGGTGCGTCCGAAGCAGGCTACTCTAGTACAGATTTCGGCTACAAAAACTACATGAGTAGACTCCCAGAAGTATATACGGGTCATCCAAACAGAATAGAACGATACAATCAATATGAGATGATGGACGTTGATGCAGAGATCAACGCATGTTTGGATATCATTGCAGAATTTAGCACTCAGCGAAATGATCACAACAAAACACCTTTTTCATTCGAATATAAAGATGAACCTACACCACATGAAGTTAGTCTATTATCTAAACAATTACAACAATGGTGCAAACTTAACGAGTTTGATACACGTATGTTTAAAATCTTTCGAAACGTGGTCAAGTATGGAGACCAAGTATTCGTAAGGGATCCAGAGAACTTTAAACTCTACTGGGTTGACATGGTTAAAGTTATTAAAGTTATTGTTAATGAGAGCGAAGGTAAACTTCCTGAGCAATATGTCATCAAAGACCTAAACATTAACTTACAGAACTTAACGGTTGCACAAAAAACAAACACAGACTTTGCCGCAAATCCAACGACAGGATTAGGTGGTACAGGCGGTGGCGGAGGAGGCGGAGGAGGCGGATACACAGCACCATCTATGCCTTATAACACATCGGGCAGTAGATTTACATTAGGTCAATCAGAATCCTCAATCGACTCTAATCATGTTGTTCACTTGTCATTAACAGAAGGATTAGATCGCTTCTGGCCTTTCGGACAGTCTATCTTAGAGAATATCTTCAAAGTATACAAGCAGAAAGAACTGTTAGAAGACGCGGTTCTGATCTATCGTGTACAACGTGCACCAGAACGCAGAATGTTTAAGATTGACGTTGGTAACATGCCATCGCATTTAGCTATGGCGTTCGTGGACAGAATAAAAAATGAAATACATCAAAGACGTATACCTAGTATACATGGTGGCAACTCAGTAGTAGATGCTACATATAATCCCCTAAGTATGAATGAGGATTACTTCTTCCCTGTAACAGCAGAAGGCAGAGGCTCATCAGTTGAAGTTCTACCAGGTGGACAGAACTTAGGCGAGATTGACGATCTTAAGTACTTTAATAACAGATTAGCACGTGGTTTACGTGTACCAAGTTCATACTTGCCTACAGGCCCAGATGATAATACCACGCCTTTGAATGATGGTCGTGTCGGTACAGCAATGATACAAGAGTTTAGATTCAATCAATATTGCGAACGATTACAGAATTATATATGTAGCAAACTTGACGAAGAATTTAAACTATTCTTGCGTTGGAGAGGATTTAACCTCGATGTAGGAATGTTCGATCTACAATTCAATCCACCGCAAAACTTTGCCGCTTATCGTCAAAGTGAGTTAGATACTGCTAGAGTATCAACTTTCTCTGGTATGGAAGCATTCCCTTATATTTCAAAGCGTTTTGCACTAGAAAGATTCTTAGGATTGACTGAAGAAGAGATTCAGAAGAATGAAAAACTATGGGCAGAAGAGAATACAGAAGAAGCCACTGATGATCCAGCTGGTTCTGATCTCAGAAACATTGGAGTATCTACCGGTGATTTTGATACAGACATAGAAACTGGTGAAGAAATCGACGATATGGAAGAACTAGATGACTTGGGCGACTTAGACGTTGCTGGTCCAGTTGGCGGACAACCATCAACAGCTACAGGTTCAGTTCCAGGCGCAGGCGAAGTAGGACCGGTGTCGTAACAAAAGATAAATACTCTTATGAAATTATTTGAAATGTTTGACGTTGCAATTCCCGGAATCCAAGATGTTGGAGATGACAACTCCAAGCCTATATGGAGAACTTCTCGTAAAACTAAATTAACACTAAGTCAAATTAGAAAACTCCGCAAAATGCTAGATGTAAGAAATTACGAAAAGACTAAGCATTTGTCTAAAGTAAGAAAACAATACGGTGCAAAACCTGAAGAAGGGGCGGCACCCAGTTTTTAATTATTCAATTAAATCCTCTCTATCTAATCGATAATACATCAAAAACGCAAAAAAGTAGTACTTAAACAGTGCTTTTCCGTACCACTCACTAAATAACTTTACTAAGCCATTCTTATATCTAAGGAGAACAAAATAATGGAAAACAAGAAATTTGAAAAATTAATTGACCTCATTATCAATGAGGACGAAGAACAAGCAAAAGACCTCTTTCACGACATCGTGGTAGAAAAATCCAGAGAAATTTATGAATCCATTATGGAAGACGAACAAGCTGATGACCTTGAAGAAGGAATGGGCGGACAAGTCGGTGATCTAGCAGACGAAATTTCTGCTGAACACTCAGGAATTGCAGAAGATGAAGAAGAAATCAATCTTGATTCTGAAGAAGTCTTTGATATAGAAGGCGACGAAGAAATGGATATGAGTGCTGAATTAGACATCGACTCAGGCGAACCTGTCGAAGTAGAAGATGCAGTAATTCGTATCGAAGATAAACTAGACCAACTAATGGCTGAGTTTGAAGAAATTATGGGCACAGAAGATGACTTAGAAGGACGCGACGACGAAATAGACGCTGACTTACAAGACATTGAAGGTGCTGAAGGCGAAGTTAACATTGATATCGACGATGAAGAACTAGTTGCAGAAGCAATTACTCTAAACAAAGTAGCTACACCATCAGGTGGAGACAACGGAGACCAATCGAAAAGTCCAGTAGACGCTAATTCAGGTCAAAAGGGAATAGATTCTAAGCCCGTAAACTTTGATAAAGGTGATGAGAAAGGTCGCCCAGCTCCAAAAGCAAAAGACGTTGATGGTGCATCTTCTTGGCAGAATCAGCCAGGCAAGAATGCAAAAGCACAAAGCGCCGCTCCTAAGCCAGTGACTGCACAGGCAAGTGGAACGAACACTAAATCTGTAATAGATTAAGGAACGATATAAATGGCTTTATATCTTAAAGAACACCTTTCATTTGACCGTGCTGAAATCATGGTTGAATCCGTTAAGGAAGGAGAGACTGATTTAAAGACTCTTTTTATGAAAGGGATCTTTATTCAGGGAGGGGTTAAAAATGCAAATGAACGTGTTTACCCCGTTTCTGAAATAGAAGCCGCAGTCGAGACGCTGAATATCCAAATACAAGAAGGTAATTCTGTACTAGGAGAAGTTGATCATCCAGATGATTTAAAAATCAACTTAGATCGTGTGTCACATATGATTACTAAGATGTGGATGGACGGGCCAAACGGCTACGGCAAATTAAAGATTTTACCAACTCCAATGGGTCATTTAGTTCAGACTATGTTAGAGTCGGGGGTAAAACTCGGAGTATCTAGTAGAGGAAGCGGAAACGTTAACGATATAGATGGCCGAGTAAGTGATTTTGAAATAATCACTGTGGACATTGTTGCACAACCTAGTGCCCCGAATGCATATCCTAAAGCAATATACGAGGGTCTTATGAACATGAGACACGGATATAAAGTTTTAGAACTCGCCAAGGAAGCTAGAGGCAACAAGAAAGTAGAAAAGTATTTGAAGGACGAGATTGTTCGTCTGATCAAAGACTTAAAAATCTAAATAATATAGAGGGGAAAACAGCATGTTAGATGCTATACAACCATTAATTGATTCGGGTCTGATCACAGAAGATGTAGCTGGTGAGTTAAACACCACCTGGGTACAGAAGCTGGATGAAGCAAAGGATCAAGTTCGTGGGGAACTCAGAAACGAGTTTGCTAATAGATACGAACATGATAGAAGCGTGATGGTTGAAGCCCTTGATAAGATGGTAACTAATTCTCTATCAGAGGAAATTAAAGAATTCCATGATGAGAAGAAAGCAATCAGCGAAGATCGCGTTAAAGCAAAATTGAAACTTTCAGAAAGTGCAAAGAAATTTAATAACTTTATGGTAACTAAGTTAGCAGAAGAAATTAAAGAACTACGCTCTGATCGTAAGATTCAGTTAGAAAACCAAGATAAACTTCAAAAATTTATCATACATGCATTGTCTAAAGAGATCAAAGAATTTGCTCAGGATAGACAAGCAGTGGTTGAACAACGTGTCAAGTTAGTTGCAGAAGGTCGTAACCAACTCGAAAGACTTAAGGCGAAATTTATTGTCGAAAGTTCTCGAAGAATTGGAACTTCTGTTGCCTCACATCTCAAAGGTGAATTGTCACAACTTAAAGAAGATATTAAAACAGCTAGGGAGAATACCTTCGGCCGCAAGATATTTGAAACATTCGCAGGTGAATTCAGCACTACTTATCTAAATGATAAGGCTGAAACACGTAACATCGTTTCTGTATTAAGTGGTAAAGAAAAAGAACTAGCAGAGTCAAAGGTCAAACTTGCGAATGCAAATAGGATCATTGAGTCAAAGGAACGTGAAGCAAACATTATTAAAGAATCTACTCAGCGTGAGAAGGCATTGGACCAACTGGTCTCGTCTTTGAACAAAGAGAAGGCTGAAGTAATGCGATCTTTATTAGAAAGTGTTCAGACGCTAAAGCTGAAGAACACATTTGATAAGTATTTACCAGCAGTATTGAACGAAGGAAGTGGAAAAGCGAAAAAGGCTTCTCTTACTGAATCTGTTTCAACTGTTCAAACCGGTAATAAATCTGCCAAGGAAAAAGAAATTGAAGTAGATGACAATAGAGATAATGTCATTGACCTAAAACGCCTGGCAGGGCTTTAATTTAAACTCGACATTGATTAGGAGAAATAAACCATGTCAAAAGTACTCTTAGAAAGCCGTTGGGGTGAGACCAAAGACGCCCTGTTAGAAGGCTTAAAAGGAACTCGCCGTTCAACAATGGGTGTGATCCTCGAAAACACTCGCAAAGGTCTCTTAAATGAGAATGCTACCGCAGGTAGTACCGGAGCAGGAAATATAGCAACACTTAATCGTGTAATCTTACCAGTAATCAGACGGGTTATGCCGACTGTTATTGCTAACGAACTAGTCGGCGTTCAGCCAATGACTGGTCCTGTTGGACAGATTCACACCTTGCGTGTTCGTTACGCTCAGTCATTGACTGACAACTCAGCAGCCGCTACTTCGGTAACAGCTGGTGAAGAAGCACTATCACCGTTCAAAATTGCCCAGGCGTATTCGCGTACTGCTCAGGCGGCTGGAACTTCAGCATCTTACACAGGTGCAGATACAGCAATTTTAGAAGGTAACGGCGGTAAGCAAATCAGTGTGCAAATCTTAAGACAAGCTGTTGAAGCGAAGTCACGTAAGTTGCAAGCACGTTGGACATTCGAAGCCGCTCAGGACGCACAGTCTCAGCACGGCATCGACGTTGAAGCAGAAATTATGGCTGCTTTAGCACAAGAAATCACTGCTGAAATCGATCAGGAGATTTTGTTATCTCTTAGAACGTTAGCGGCAACTGAATTCACTTTTAACCAGGCAGCTGTATCAGGTACTGCTACTTACGTTGGTGACGAACATGCCGCTTTGGCCGTTCTTATTAACAGAGTTGCAAACTTGATTGCTCAAAGAACACGTAGAGGCGCAGGTAACTGGGCTGTTGTGAGTTCTGCGGCCTTAACTGTGTTACAATCTGCTACTACATCAGCATTTGCTCGTACAACTGAAGGAACTTTTGAAGCTCCTACTAACACTAAGTTTGTTGGTACGTTGAACGGCGCTATGCGTGTTTTCGTTGACTCTTATGCACCTGATACTCAAGCAGTATTGGTTGGATACAAAGGTTCATCTGAGACAGATGCGGCGGCTTTCTATTGCCCATATATTCCATTAATGAGCAGTGGAGTTGTACTCGATCCACAAACATTCGAACCAGTCGTGTCGTTCATGACTCGTTACGGATACGTGGAACTAACTAACACTGCATCATCTTTCGGTAATGCGGCTGACTATTTAGGCGAGATCGCAGTTCAAAACTTAACATTCTCGTAAGTCGATTATCTGATAATCAACTTATAAGTTACAAGTTTAAGGAAGAGTCTTTTAGGCTCTTCCTTTTTTTGTGGTTGTCCAAAATAACTTGACATATTATTCTTTTGTGTGTATAATCACGTAAATACTACACATTTAGGAGAGAATTGTTATGGCAAAAAGAAAATTTAGAATTGAAGGTGGTCACCGCGGAGGTGAATTAACTATTGGCACAGTCACTAAAGAGTTTGTAGAATTCTTTCTTAATAATGACCAGACGGAAAACGATCTTATAACACATTTGCAAAGTTACGAGTTTGAAGACCCATCTATGCGGATTGAAGGCGCTCCTCATCCGACTGCTAATAAAGATTACCAACCAGCCTGGAATGATATTGATGACATCGAGCATCTTAATAACGCATGGATAGATGGTGGATTTACGGTAACTGAAGTAAAATACTCTAGTGATGATGACTCATTCGAAGAGAGTATTGGCGAAACCGTTGTGTTCGAACCTCATCAATTGTATAGCAGAGAAGCATATCACCGCAGTGAGATGTATGAGGTAACCGACCATTTATCACAAGCAGACATTGATGAGCATGTAAAACCAGTATTAGTATACCACAGCGATGAGAAAGGTGGCTTTGCCGCATATTATGTTGAAACAGACGGCGAAGACTTTGACCCTGTTAAATTTTGTTATAGTGCAACTGAAACAAATATCGGTGATATGTTAGAATGTGGATATTACGATAGAGTGCAAATCGAACCAGATTATAGTTGTAACGAGACCGATAACAAAGGCTTTTATGTCTCTGTTGGTTATCTCAATCTGAAATGGCATGACTTTCGTGAACTATATGTTGAAGGTGGACCTAGGATGGTGGAGAGCTGGGACAATTATGACGAGATGCTAGAATATGAAGAAGACCAGAGAAAGATAGAGAATGCGACTACCGTTCAACTCAATATATCCGCAAATGAAATCGTAGGAGAAGTTGGTACGATTGATAATCCAGGTGAGGTTGATTCTAATATAGAACCAATCAGTGAACCTCCTGTCGTTAACGACGAAGAAGCAGAACCGTACAAAGACTTCGATCAAAGCACAGGCGAGGACGGAGAAGAAATAGTATAACATTATGCGTGTGCGAGTCAAACCCGAAGAATGCAATTTAGAAACAACTAACCTAACTATTATCTGGTTTCACAATTATTCAGGTGGCAAATTTATGGCTAACTGTTTAGGTCTATCTGACCATGGCTTTTTCGGTCACAAAGAATTGACAGAAGCACAACTCAGGGGCGAGTTTTCTCCAGACGATAAACTAAATTATCTTTTAGAGCAATTATCTGACATAAAGAAAGGCGTCTTCTGGAATGATCTTGATATTACAGATAACAAATTTTTTGGGGTGGATAAGAAAGAATACACTGATCCATGGCGCGGTATTTCATATAATTCATTTGTCAAAGACATATCATATGGAGATCATAAATTTTTTATAGCAACACATTTTAATCCAGAAGTTATCGAGATTAAAAAGATTTGGAAGAATGCAAATATTATATTGTTTATCAATCCACATGAATATGTAAAAAAACGAGCAAAGAATGACCCACAAATCAGAATCTTCTATGATCGATTAGCTGATCATGATGCAAATTTAGAAGAAATGAGATCACTTTCTAATGTTGTCTATGAATTCGATGTAAGAAAATACGAATCAGAAGAAGAAACACTCGACGCTATTAAAGAAATGTATACTATACTAGGTATCGAAGGGTATGATAGAGAAAGACTTTCGACATATTATAATCATTGGTATAATAAAATCGAAGAAATTAAATTCTAATCTCTGAGTCAACCGATATATCTAATAGCTTTAGCGCCTCTCTTAATCTCTTCCTTCTTACTCTATTACAGTTGGAACATATTGATAGTATGTTTCCGAGTTGTTTATTGGATGGATTTCCGTCTTTGAAAATAACATCTAATTGAATTAGGTCTTCTGGTATAAAACCACACTCGAAGCACATGTGAGTCTTGTGTTGCAAGTGTACAAATTTCTTGTTATACATAGCCTTAGCACATGCTACGCAATATTTGTGCCATTTCTGAAACCCACGTTTACTTATTCCGTTTGATTTAGCATATGAAAGAGTGCATTTACTGCATTTGGGCCGTATTGGCTGTTTTGTAAGCATACTATTATTTATTAAAAAGTTCTGCCGGGTTCTTTTTTTGGTCAAACTTTTTTTAGATAATAGCATAAATACAAGATAAAACTAATGGAAATTCTTACATGGCCGCTGATAAATTTAACTCGTTAACAGGATACTCAACCGGACTACCACCAGTTGATCTAACAAACGCATCTGGAGACGTAGTTACTAATGTTAACTACCCTGCAGGAAACGTCACATCTAACAGTGTATACGCAAACAACTTTTTCTATGCGAATGGAGTACCATTCAGCAGTGATCCTGGTGGAGCAAACACACAAATACAATACAACGACGGTGGTGATTTTGAAGGAGACTCTGCTCTCACATTCAATGATATTACAAAAACACTAACTGCGACTAACTTAGTTATTTCGAACAACACAGATTTAGGTCCAGTCACTGGTATCACTATAACAGGTGGAACAAATGGCTATGTTTTGCAAACAGACGGTGCAGGTGACTTGTCTTGGACAGCCCAATCAGGTGGTGGTGGCGGATCTGGTAATCCAGGTGGTGCAAACACTCAAGTACAGTTCAATAACGCAGGTGATTTTGGCGGAGATGCAGGCTTCACTTACGACAACACGACTGATTTACTATCTGCTATTCATATTGCTGGAGAAGGCGGTAATATCTCTAATGTTACCTATGCTAACATTGTAGGCATCGGTAACATATCTGCTATTAATTTAAACGGTAGCACAACACAAATATTATACGGCAATGGAGTTTTTGCTCCCATTACAGCCGAATTAACAGCAAATTATGCTAACTTTGCAGGTAATGTAGTCACTGCCGCACAACCTAACATTACATCAGTGGGTACGTTGACAACACTGCAAATAGGGGCTGGTGGACTGTCAGTAACAGGCAACATTGGTGCAAGCAATATTGCAGTAACCGAAACTTCTACATTTACTGGACCAGTAATAATTAGTACTCTTGGCAATCTTACAATGTCAGGTAATGCAAACTTACAAAACTCTCCTAACGTTCAATTGCCAATTGCTAATTTACACATTGACGGTGGATTAAACGGATATGTATTAGCAACAAACGGCTCGGGTAATCTTTCGTGGACTATACAAGGTGGCGGAGGTGGAGGTGGTACTCCTGGTGGAGCTAACACACAAATGCAGTTTAATGATGCTGGTTTGTTTGGTGGCACTGCAAACTTTGTTTATAATTCTGTAACGAATCAAGCAACAATGGCAGGAACATTCTCTGCTAACACGTTCGTAGTTGGCTCTGGTGCGTATGCATTTAGAACAACAAAAATAAAATCAGGCACTACGGCAACGATAAGTGCGGTAGAAATAGGCGCGACTGAGGCATCAAGTGTTTCTGGGGTGGATTATACTATTATTGCGACAGACACTGGAACATCTAGTAGACAGACCTCTAAAATAACTTCTGCGATATTCGGAACGACGGTTCACTACACAGAATATGCTTCCATATCAGTAGGAAGTCTACTGGCTGACTTTGCGATTACATATGTACCTGGAGATTCCTTTAGAAATGCACAAATTGTTGTGTATGCCACACCAGCTACAACAAACATTATTAATTACAAAATAGTGGTAGAAGAATACGCAAGTTTTTAAACCTCTTCACATAACAATAAAAAATTGCAAGATTGGGTACTTTTAGGTCCATTTTTTTTGCCTATGTCATAAATACAGATATAGTTTATTCGGAGACCTAACATGGCAATCAAAGCATTTAATTCAGTAGCAGGCTTCTCGGTCGGAGAAACGCCCGCAAATATTATACTTAGTAATGGATACATTACTACAAATGGCGCGACATTTATAGCAAATATCGCGGCACTGGGTGTCCTAACAGACAACCTCTATTACGCAAACGGTGTTATTTGGGATTTATCAGATCCAGGTGGTGCAAATACAAACATACAGTTTAATGATGCTGAGTCATTTGGCGGTGTTTCTACATTCACCATTAACAAAACTAATAGCAATGTAGATTTAACTGGTAATCTGACTGCGACCGCATTCTTTGGAGACGGTGCTAACTTAACAGGCATCGATGCAACAGGCATACAAAACGGAACATCTAATGTTCGTATAGCAACATCAGGTGGCAACATTGAACTAAACTCTGGTGGTGTAGCTGTTGGTAATATTACATCTACTGGCGCAAATATTGTAGGAACACTTAATGTATCAGGAATCATTACAGTTCCTAGTTCTTCTGGGGCAATTGCGGTTTCCCTAGGTACTCCGACTCAGGGTTCCTTGACTTCAAATGCATTGACATTAACTACGTCATCTTCGGTCTCTAATTCGATTGCGCAATTGAACCAAGTATTAGGAAAACTTGTTCCATCAAGTCCACCTGACTTCCCAGCTTCACAAACTTTATCAGTGCAAAGTCTGTCTACATATCGCATGACAGACTTCACTCAAACTGACAATACAGATACCGGTGGTAAATCTGTTGCAGGTGGATCATCAGTAAGCAAAGTACGAAGAACATCAACTTATACAACAAATGCAATTTCTAACTCGGGGCCTGGCGACTCAGGGCTTATCACGTTGTTATTGAACGGTGTATCAGCAGGATCAAGAACACTAACAGGATCACTCGACGGTGATGGCACATATAGTAACTTAATTATTACAAACAACGTAGACTATAACGAAGTAGATTCAAATGTAGCGGTAGGTTTCTGGTCAGTCTTTACAGCAGATTCTGCTGGTTCAGGCATATCAGCTGGTTGGAACGAAGTACAAATCACAGACTCAGTAACAAGTGACACAAATACTCCTGATTGGTACTATGATTCAAGTAGTCCAGGAACGCCACAGTTTAGTTCTGTAGTATTCACCGCAGATGCATCACCAAGTTACACATATAGTTCAACTGTGCCTCACTACAACAACACTAACGTATTCCCAATATCTTTTGCTGTCAACAGATTGTCTGGTGACATGTACCCAACAAGTGATACATTCATTCAGGGTTCAAGTGGCGGTGCGTTTGGAAGCCCGACTAGCGTAACATATGCAACGGCAGGAGTTACAACTCCGTTAGCGCGGAACTTACTAGTAGCATCAGGAACTCAAGCAGTATCAACAACTGCTTCAGTTATTTCGGGATTCGGCTCAAGCGGTGCAGGACCATCAGTGCAGTGCTACAACTCTTATGCTTCAGGCTCACAGGCATTCACGCCTAGCGACACTATTCTTTATAAAACAGGAACTGCTTCCTCTTCTTCACGAATTGAAGAAGCAAACGTCTATATCGGATCGACTGTTGGTTCAGGATCAGGATTAGCTTACCGAATTGTTAACCCTGGATCAGCCGATACTCCTTCTTACTCTGCTAGTGCATCAGCATTTGATAGTGAATCAGGAACATTACAAGTTTATGATTCTACGGTTGTCGCAGACGTATTAGCACACAATCAAGTAGACTACTCAGCTGGGTTCTTACCAGTAGGACCTGATCTATCAGCAGGAAGATCAGGAACACAGTACTTTACTTTTAAAGTAATCAGAACATCAGTTTCTAAATTTGATGTTAAATTTTCAGGAACATTGGCAGGTCTTTGGGTAGCAGTACCTGGATCATCAATTGACTCAGCATCTAATCTAAATGGCTGGGTAGATATGTCAATAGCATATGGAGGCTCAGGAATTCCAGGAGCAAATACGGGTGCAGGGGGCAACGGTTCAGACGGTTGTGCTTTAGGTGGTACAGTTACTACAGATAGTTCTGTCAGTAACGAATCAACAACTGCAACTTTCGGTACAGTATCTTCATCTAGTACAGCTACTAATGAAATATACATACGTGTCGCATTAACATCAGGTCAATCGATTTCTGCCTTATCACTAGAATCAGCGAGTAATTAAAAATGAGCATACCAATTTCACAAAAAGTAGATTTACTATATAAACAAGCATTCGGTGTTACTAAAACTGACACAGAATCTAATAAAAGTCCATCAAACGAAGCAATAGCAAGTCCGTTGCTGATACGTGGTGACACTTTATGGTCTGAAGCAGGTCAAATACCTGGTGTAGCAGCCGCGACTGCTGGTTTGGTTACAGCATATACCGGCACAGGAGCACAAGAATGTACAGCAGATAATACAACTGTCCCTGTTGGCGGAGTTTATCCAACTTGGAAAACTGGGCTAACATATTGGATTCCAGCTGAATTCGGATCAACGTATTCAGTCGGCGTCTGGGTAGATGATACCGGCGTAGCCGATCCAACATCAACAGGTACTCAGATATTTGGTGCAGGATCAGGCGGAACTGGTGAATTCTTTTATAACTATCAATCAGGTGTTTTAAACTTTATTGGTGAGACTATCCCAACAGCACTGACAAGCTCTAAAGTTCTTTACATTGTTGGTTACAGATACATCGGTTTAACTGGTGTTTCTGTTCTACCTGATACTCAAATTGGTAACATAGACATAACTAACCAAACACTTACCGGTCAAGTTACTGATGCTAACATTATTTTTGCTCCAGATGGTACTGGTCAAGTTGTTACTTCAGGTAACATAACAGCATCATACTTTTATGGTAATGGTGCTTACTTATCAGGTATCGATGCAACAGGCATACAAAACGGAACATCTAATGTTTCTATTCCAGCAGAAGACGGTAACATTCAATTAAATGTTGATGGAGATTTAACAGCAAATATAACCAGTACTGGTATTAACGTAGCAGGATATGTGAACGCAACAGGCAATGGTACATTCGGTAATGTAGCTGGCGGTAACCTAGTCTCTGCAACATATTTTACAGGTACATTAATTAACGGTACTTCAAATATTACGACAGTGAATAACGGTAATATTGATATTGTATCAGCGGGCAATACATCAGTTGTCGTTACTGGCACAGGCGCAAATGTAGCAGGGCATGTCACTGCAACAAGCAATGTGACAGGTGGTAATTTACTTACTGGCGGTCTTGTACTAGCAACAGGTAATGTTACTGGTGGCAATCTAACTACAGCTGGCTTAGTACTAGCAACAGGCAATGTTACTGGTGGCAATCTAACTACAGCTGGCTTAGTACTAGCAACAGGCAATGTTACTGGTGGCAATCTAACTACAGCTGGTCTTGCATCAGTAACTGGTAACGTTACAGCAGGTAATTTAGTTACAGCTGGAGAGATTACAGACGGTACATTAACTATTAATTCTGGTGTTATTGCATCAGGTGTCTCTGCTACATTCAGTGGCAATGGCGCATTTGGTAACGTAGCTGGCGGAAACTTGGTTTCAGCGACATACTTGACAGGGGTGTTAATTGACGGAACCTCAAATGTTACAGTTAATAATAACGGCAACGTTGACATCACAGTAGGTGCAAACACGACTGTAGCAGTAACAGCCACCGGCGCAAATATTGTCGGTACATTAAATGCAAACGGCATAGCAACATTAGGTGCAATCGTAACTTCTCAAATAACAGGTGCATCCGGCGGCAACTTAACATTAACAGCTGGTTCGTCTGACGACTATATCGAATTAAGACCTACAGGAACTGGTCAAGTTCATGTCGGTGGATTCAAAATTGAAGACTTAGGAGCTCCTACAGCATCAACTGATGCGGCAACCAAGCAGTATGTAGATGACATTGCTCAAGGTCTGTCAATTCAGAAGCCTTGTGTAGTAGCATCAACCGCAACTCTAGCAGTTATGTCATCAGGAACAGTTGCATACGATAACGGCACATCAGGTGTTGGCGCGACATTAACAATTTCTGGGTCTACTATCACTGTGATTGACGGTGTTACTTTAACAATCGCAGACAGAATCTTAATCAAAGACGAAGCAGACTCTGCACATGACGGTATATACACTTATACAAGCACTACTGTTCTAACAAGAGCAACAGATTTTGATACCCCAGTCGAGATGGCAGGCGGTGACTTTACATTTATTCAACAAGGTACAGTTTATAATGATACTGGGTGGGTAATGACTGATCCAGTAACAACTATTGGTACAGATGATGTTAACTTCGTTCAGTTCTCGGGTGCTGGTTCATTCACAGCAGGTGCAGGACTAACACTAACAGGCACCGAATTCTCAGTTAACGTAGATGATATAACTACTGCAATTTCAGGTGGAAACGTGGTAGTTAAAACTTCTGCACAGTTTACTACTCCAAATATTGGGGTGGCAACAGGCACAAGTTTAGATGCAACGGGCAACGTATCTGGTGGTAATATTACTACTGTCGGTCTTGTATCAGCAACAGGTAATGTTACTGGTGGAAATATAACTACAGCAGGTCTTGTATCGGCAGTAGGAGATGTTTCAGGTGGAAGTCTTACAACTAGCGGAACAATCACAGACGGTACTCTAAGTATTGCTTCTGGTATCATAACATCAGGTGTCTCTGCTACGTTTAGTGGTAACGTAAACGGCGGAAACTTAACATCAGGTGGCGTAGTAGAAGTAACAGGTAATGTTATTGGTGGCAATGTAACTACAGCAGGCTTAGTACTAGCAACAGGTAATGTTACTGGTGGCAATGTAACTACAGCAGGCTTAGTACTAGCAACAGGTAACGTAACTGGTGGCAATCTAACTACAGCAGGTCTTGCATCGGTAACTGGAAATGTTACAGCTGGCAACTTAGTTACAGACGGAGAAATCACAGACGGCACATTAACTATTAATTCTGGTGTTATTGCATCAGGTGTCTCTGCTACATTCAGTGGTAACGCCACTGCAGGCAACTTAAATACAGGTGGTGTTCTATCTGCAACAGGCAACGTATCTGGTGGTAATATTACTACTGGTGCAAAAGTTGTAGCAGTCGGAAACATCGATACTACTAGCGGCATCTTTAATGGCGACGGTTATGGTATATCAAACATCGCCGCAGGCAACATCGTAGGATTAAATCTATCAGGTATTTCTAACGGAACATCTAATGTAAACATCGCAACAGAAGATGGAAACGTTACTGTAGGTGTTGGTGGGAACAGTGACATATTAATTCTCACTACAACTGGCGCAAATATTACAGGTACACTTAACGCAACAGGTATTATTACAGGTGACGGAGGCGGACTATCTAACGTAGTCGGAGCCAATGTAACTGGTGAAGTAACATTCGCCGCAACTGCAAATGCGGTAGCAGGCGCAAATGTCTCTGGTCAAGTAGCAAATGCACTTGTCTCAGGTACAGTATATACAGCGGCACAACCAAATATTACTTCTGTAGGTACACTGACTTCAGTGTCAGTAAGTGGCATAGCAAATGTAGCAGGCAATGTTAATATAGGCGCAAGTGAAATATCAACATTGGCCGCTGGCACAGTGACTACGACTACGACATCACAGACAGCAGTTGCATCTTTTGCAGTATCTGGTATTAATGGTATAGAGTTCTTAGTAAAAGGCATAGACAGCATATCTGGTAACACAAGTGTTGCTACTCTACTAGCAGTAACAGATGGCTCCACGGTAGACTACTCAGTGTATGGACAAGCGTTCTTAACAGGACAATGTGGAGCATTAGCAGTTGGATTAAACGGGAGTGACTTAGAACTATTAGTCACTCCATCTAGCACTAACTCTACCGTATGGATAGCGCAATATAGGTTTATCTAAAAATGGCAATTCGATCCTTTAATTCTGTAGGCGGTTTTTCTGTAGCTGAAGTACCGGTAGAGGTAATAAGTAACGTAGGTAATGTTACTCCCCTCAACTTAACGGTCACTGAACTTAGTAACTTGGGTGCAATAGGCAACATATCAATTACAGGAGGAACCACTGGCCAATCAATCATCACCGATGGTTCTGGAACATTATCATTTGGTACGTCTGGATTAGCCGTTGGTACGGCTGCTGTGATGCCGTATTACATTGCCCCTGCTGAGACATATTATGTCGGTGCCAACCTTCAAGGACTGTTCTCTCAAGCAATTGAAATTGATGGTATCCTCGAGGTTGACGGAATACTAGAAGAAATTGGTGTCTCTCAAAATGCGGCATCTAGTCAAATATATTTTGATAATAGCGGTACATTTTACGGAAACACTGGGTTTACTTTTAATATTGTGTCTGGTAATGTAGATATTCCAGGCAACGTAAATCCAACAGGCAATATAATTCCTGGTGCTAATGTAACATATGATTTGGGTTCGGCTACTTCTCGTTGGAACGATTTATATCTTTCTGGCACATCAATATTCTTAGGTTCAAGCACCCTTGCTGAAGATGGCTCTGGTGGCCTCGTTCTTACTAATGGTGATGGTGGTACTTGGACATTCAACGGATCAACAGATATTGACTCTTCAATGATTACTAACGGAACATCAAACGTAACAGTAGCGTCTGATGGCTTAGTAATAATGGGTGTTTCAGGCAACGCAAACGTTTTTAATGTTTCTGGTCTTGGTGTCGTAAACACATCAGGTAACGTAGTATCCTCAGGCATAAAAACAGACAATTACTACTACGCAAACGGCGTATCAATAGTTTTCGGAGAATCAGCAGCCGGAACAAATACTCAAGTTCAATTTAATGACAATGGTGAATTCGGGGCAACAGCAAATTTAATATTCAATGATGCCACGCAAACATTATCTTCTCTTGGCAAGATTACTGCTACAGCTAATGTGCAAGGTAATAACTTTATAGCAACATCTGGTACAGTTCAATATGGAACTGGAGCAGGAGCAGGAACAATCGCAGTAGATACTGGATCAACAACTGCCGGCATGTTCACATCTGGAATCACAGATGTCAATATAGGACTAGCGGCAAATGTTGTAATATGTGGTTCAGGAAAGACACTAACTGCACGTGGTAATGTTAGTGCAGACAATTTACAAGCAACAACACTATCAGTTGCTGATTTTTATAGTAGTAGAACTGCAATATCAGTCGGGTCAGATAACACAACAATCGACAGCTTCCCGAGTTCGAGTTATAGATCAGCAAAATATACAATAAAAATATCAGATAACACCGGTTATCAGGCAGTAGAAGTCTTACTCGTACATGACGCAGTAACTCCTCTAATTACAATATACGGTTCTATATCGACCACATCGGCAGAACTGATCACGTTGACAACAGTGATAAGCGGTTCAAATGTATTATTGCGAGCATCGCCGGTGAATTCAAGCACGAGTGTTAATGTAATGGGAACATATGTGCCAGATTAACGAAGGTTGATCTGTGGATAATGATAAATACAAATATGTTTAGAAAGAAAAACTTATATATAATAAGGTATAAAAAATGTTAATATTAAAACAAAATACGCCGGCGTCAGTTCCGACTCCAGCCTCAGGGAAAGGAACAATTTTTCTTTCTGACTCAGATGTATTGTCAGTTAAATCAGACAGCGGCGCTGTTGAATCGTTTCCCACTGTTGGCGGTACAAATACACAGGTTACCTTTAATGATGAGGATTCGTTAGGTGGTGTCTCACAATTTGTTTTCGATAAAGCAACCAATGTACTAACAGTTACAGGAAACATAGCGACCACTAGAGTCCTTACTGACAACTTACTTTATGCAAACGGCGAAGCATGGGACTTACAAGTACCAGCTGGTGCAAACACACAAATTATCTTCAATGATAACGGTAATTTTGGTGCCGACTCACTATTCACATTTGATACAGATACAAACATTTTAGCGGCACCAATAGTAACAGCAACAACCTTAAACGGTACCCTAGGCACAGCCGCCCAAACTAACATTACTAGCGTCGGTACTTTAACAAGTCTTCTATCAGGTGCATCAGCATCTAGTGCTGACTTTGGAAACGCAGTAGGTATTTTCTCAGCAGATAACACTGGTAAAACATTCAGTGATCAAATTGGCCTTGTTGGTGAAGCACAAGGTGATGCAGGTGATGTTGGTATTACTGGTATCGGAGTATACGGTATAGGTAAAACTGCAGGCGCAACTAAAGGTACTGGTGTATATGGCCTCGGTGCGATTGATGATACGACTGACACGGGAGCCGCAGTAGGCGTAAGAGGTGTCACTACAGACATACATGCAAGTGGATACAACATCGGTGTATTCGGAACTGCGTCAGGTTCAAGTATAGGAAACTATGGCGTATACATTCAGGAAGGTGGTATTGCAACTATCGAAAACGCATGTGACTGGGCCGTAGTAGATAACAGTGCAAACGCTGTAACGTGGAGTTCTACGGGTAAAGCAAATATTTTCTTAATCGAATCAACTGACAACGCAGAAGGCGTAGGCACATCAGGTTATTTAAATGTTACTGGTAATATTACTGCGATTGCCGGTATCAAAACAGACAACTATTATTATGCAAACGGATCACCAGTAGATTTTCAACAGCCAGCTGGCTCAAACACAGAAGTCATCTTTAATGATGATGGTGATTTTGGAGCAGATGCAACATTCACATTTGATACAGACACAAACATTTTATCAGCTCCAATTGTTACAGCGACTACATTAAACGGTACGTTAGGTACAGCGGCACAGACTGCTATTACTTCTGTAGGTACACTATCTGGATTAACAGTGACTAATCCGATTACAGGTTCAATCACTGGTTCTTCTGGCTCAGCGACAGGGACAGCGGCTACTGTAACAACTGCCGCACAACCAAATATAACAAGTACAGGTACTTTAACCGCATTAACTGTAACTGGCAATGTTGGAGCAGGCAATGTTAACGGAACAGGTGGTGTATTTACATACGTGTCTGGTGACGGCGCAAACTTAACATCACTGGCAGGTTCAGAAGTTATTGGCGAAGTAGATTTTGCTCAAGTAGCAAATGCGGTAGCAGGTGCAAATGTCTCAGGTGAAGTAGATTTTGCCGCAACAGCAAATGCGGTAGCAGGTGCAAATGTCTCAGGTGAAGTAGATTTTGCCGCAACAGCAAATGCGGTAGCAGGTGCAAATGTCTCAGGTACAGTTGCTCTAGCAACTACATCAGGCACAGTATCAACCGCGGCACAGCCAAATATTACATCAGTGGGTACATTATCTGGATTGAGCATCAACGGAACACTAACTGCGGTTAACATTACTGCTAACACAGGTATCTTTACAGGCGATGGTTCAGGACTAACTGATATCGCAGGAGCAAACGTATCAGGCGCAGTCGCACTAGCAACAAGTGCTACATCAGCAAACGCAGTAGCAGGAGCAAACGTATCAGGCGCAGTCGCACTAGCAACAAGTGCTACATCAGCAAACGCAGTAGCAGGAGCAAACGTATCAGGCGCAGTCGCATTCGCAACCACAGCAAACGCAGTAGCAGGGGCAAATGTCTCGGGTGCAGTAGCATTCGCAACCACAGCAAACGCAGTAGCAGGTGCAAATGTTTCAGGTGAAGTAGATTTTGCTCAAGTAGCAAATGCAGTAGCAGGAGCAAATGTATCAGGTACGGTTGCATTAGCAACTACAGCAGGTACTGTAACAACTGCGGCACAACCGAATATTACATCAGTCGGCACTTTAAGTTCAGTAACGACTACAGGAAACGTAGATACTACCGGAAATGTGGTAACAGATGCAATTATTGGCAAATCAGCCGGCATCACGCTCACAGCGATTGGCACGGATCAGCCGATTACACTGATACCAACAGGAACTGGTGCAGTAGCAGTTAGTTCAAAACGAATTACAGACTTGGCAACACCTACAGCATCAACTGATGCGGCAACCAAACAATATGTAGATGATGTTGCACAAGGACTTGCAGTTCAGGCACCCGGTAGAGTAGCAACTGCAAGCACATTAACATCTATCACTGGTGGTACTGTTACATACGACAACGGAACAGCAGGTGTTGGTGCGACATTAACAACATCCTCTGGTACGTTCAACACAATTGATGGTGTTACAACTTCAACGAACGACAGAATCTTAGTTAAAGATGAAAGTGAGGCCGCAAACAACGGCATATATGTTAAAACATCAGCAACAGTATTAACAAGAGCATCAGACTTTGATACCCCAACAGAAATGGCAGGTGGTGACTTTGTATTCATACAACAAGGTACAGTTTATAATGACTCAGGTTGGGTAATGACTGATCCAGTGACAACTGTTGGAACATCTGGTGTAAATTTTGTTCAGTTCTCTGGAGCAGGAACATACACAGCAGGTGCAGGACTAACACTAACAGGCACCGAATTTTCAATTACAAATACAGCAGTAACAGCACAATCATACGGTAATGGAACGCATAACGCAACATTTACTGTTAACAGCAAAGGTCAAATGACTGCTGGCGCCAACGTTGCCATTACTGCAAACGCACAGATATTAACAGGTACTTCAATTGCTTCAGGTGTGACTGGTTCATCACTAACAAGCGTTGGTACAATCAGTTCAGGTACATGGCAAGGTACAAGTATTGGATCAAGTTATGTTTCAACACTTAATCAGAATACAACAGGATATGCAGGTACTGTAAGTGTAGCGGCACAGCCCAACATTACTTCAGTAGGTACGCTATCCGCGCTGTCAGTAACAGCGACGATCACTGGTTCAGTAAGTGGCTCAGCCGCAACAGCGACATCAGCAACTATTGCCGCAACAGCAAACGCAGTAGCAGGGGCAAATGTATCAGGTACGGTTGCATTAGCAACTACAGCAGGTACAGTATCAACTGCCGCACAACCTAACATAACAAGTGTAGGTACATTATCAGGTTTAACTGTATCATCGACGATCACTGGTTCAGTAAGTGGCTCAGCCGCAACAGCGACATCAGCAACTACAGCAGGTTCTGTAACAACAGCGGCTCAAGGAAATATCACATCAGTCGGTGTACTCACTTCATTAAATTCAAGTGGTACTATAACTGCACCAGCATTTACTGCTAACACTGGCGTCTTTACTGGTGATGGCTCAGGCTTATCAACACTAAATGCATCGAACGTTTCAAGCGGAACATTAGCACAAGCAAGACTTGCAAATGATTCTGTGACAGTTAACGGTTCAACTGTTGCATTAGGTGCATCAACCACAATTACAGCCAGTACAACCCAATCAGCTACATTTAATAATAGTGGTTCAGGTGTATCTTCAGGAACAACGTTTAATGGTGGTACAGCTAGAATTATATCGTACAATACTATCGGTGCACCAAGTACTAGTGGTTCAGGAGCATCAGGATCATGGGGAATCAGTGTTACAGGGACCGCGGCGTCAGCGACTGGGACAGCGGCTACAGTAACAACTGCGGCACAACCAAATATTACATCAGTAGGTACTTTAAGTTCATTAACTGTATCAGGTATAACTAATACAGGTACTATGCAATCAACAATTATCACTACAGGCTCTAATTCAACAGCAGGTACGATCACTGGTGACTATACACTAACATCAGGCTCAACTCTTAACGCAACTTATGCGGATTTGGCTGAGAAATATACTGCGGACGCTCAATACGAAGCAGGAACAGTTGTTACGTTCGGTGGAGAAGCAGAATGTTCTATAGCAGGTGTCAAAGGACTCCATGCAGTAGCGGGTGTTGTAACAACTAACCCTGCTCAAGTGTATAACGCAGGATGTGTTGCACCAGAAGGACAGTTTGTTATTGAACTAGCACTGATCGGAAGAGTACCGTGCAAAATTATTGGCCCGATTGAAAAAGGTGACTTGATTATTACTTCTGATCAAGCTGGTTATGGTTGTGCAGGCAATCCTGCTACGGTTAAAGCTGGTACTATCATCGGCAAAGCATTAGAAGCATTCAACGGACCAACCCCAGAAGGTGTCGTCGAAGTATTAGTCGGTAAAACCTAATTCTAACTACCTTAGAATCGTGACGTTGCAAAGCGCCACACCGAAAGGGCAACGAAAGTTGCTCTTTCAACCTAGAGAATTTATAACACGTACATAAAAATAAGATAAGTAGCTATATGAATGTTTTTACAATGAATTTCGAACAAAGACTCGCGGAATGGCATAGACTAAGACAATCACTTGACCAACTTGATCTGGAATATACATGCATAGAAGTTGACAAGTTTTGGCAACAATGCCCATTAAACAAATATTATTTACATCCACACGACATAGCAATCTGGCCAAAGCCTTGGCAGTTACTACACGATAACATATATTGTTACTATTCCAGAGCGTTAGGAATGATATACACATTAGCTTTGTTGGGTATAAAAGAGGTTGACTTGGTATCAGCAACCGATTACAATGGCACAGATGTGGTATTAGTCTTGGTAGACAACGCAAAGTATGCATTGAATTACTGGCCAGACTGCGTGTTAAATACTCAGTTGGAAAAATTCACAAATATCAAGCATATTGACATAACGACAATACACCACAACACAGACTAGGATAAGAATGAATATAAAAGTTACTAAACGATCAGGTAAGGTAGAAGAACTAGCCTTAGAAAAATGGCAAGCGCAAATAGCAAAAATATGTGAAGGAGTATCAGACGTATCTCAGTCGATGATTGAAATCACTTCGCAACCACATTTTTTTGACGGTATTACTACCAGAGAAATCGATGGTCTTACGTTACGTGCTATCGTTGATCTAATCGATGTAGAACAAAATCCAGAAACAGGGCATACCAATTATCAATATGTGGCAGGCAAACAACGTTTGTCCATGTTGCGAAAAGATGTATATGGTGGTTATACTCCTCCGCACCTCTACGAAATAGTAAAAACAAATGTCAGTTCTGGATTATATACCCCAGAACTATTAGAATGGTACTCAGAAGATGAATGGAATAAGATGAATACCATCATCGATCATGAAAAAGATGAAGGGTATTCATATGCCGCAGTAGAGCAAATGATCGGTAAATATCTTGTTCGCAATCGTTCAACCGGCCAGATATACGAGACACCGCAGGTAAGATATATAATTGCGGCGGCCACTGTTTTTCATAAAGAAGAACCACAGATAGCAAGAATGCGATTTGTCAAAGAATACTATCAATGTGCTAGTGACGGTTTATTTACATTAGCAACACCTGTACTTGCTGGACTCGGTACGCCTACTAAACAGTTTAGCTCTTGTGTTCTCATTAAAAGTGACGATGACTTAGACAGTATATTCGCATCTGGCGAGATGATGGCAAAGTATGCGAGTAAACGGGCCGGCATTGGTCTTGAAATAGGACGATTAAGGCCCTTGGGATCACCGATAAGAGGCGGAGAGATCATGCATACAGGCATGATACCCTTCTTGAAGAAATGGTTTGGAGACTTGCGTTCATGTTCACAGGGTGGCATTCGAAATGCAAGTGCAACAGTCTTTTACCCCATATGGCATCATCAGTTTGATGATTTGATTGTGCTTAAAAACAACCAAGGGACAGACGAGACAAGAGTTAGACACATGGATTACGGTGTTATTCTATCTTCGTTCTTTTGGAAACGGTTTAAAAACAAAGAAAATATTACATTCTTTGATCCAAATGAAGTACCTGATCTTTATGAAGCATTCTACTCAGATACTCCGTTATTCGAAGAACTCTATGTAAAATATGAAAAGAGTCGCAAACTCCGTAAGAAAACAATGTCAGCAGAAGAAGTATTTAAATCTGGTATCTTAAAAGAAAGAACAGACACCGGTAGAATCTATCTAGTCTATATAGATAACGTAATGAATCAAGGCCCGTTCGATCCCAAAGTAAATCCGATCTATCAAAGTAATCTTTGTTTAGAGGTATTATTGCCAACAAAGCCCTTTAAACGATTAGATGATGATAAGGGTCGCATTGCCCTCTGCACACTTGGCTCGATCAACTGGGGCGCATTCCGCCACCCTGAGGACATGCGGAGAGCATGTCGCATACTACACCGTAGTTTGTGTAATATTTTAGAATACCAAGACTTCTTATCGATTCAAAGTAAATTAAGTAACGACGAAATATCTCCATTGGGTATTGGGGTAACTAATCTGGCATACTGGCATGCAAAGCGTGACTACAAATATGGAGATAAAGATGCTCTTCAAGATGTTAAATCTTGGATGGAACACCAAGCATTCTTCTTGACTCAAGCAACAGTAGAACTTGCAAAAGACCGAGGGCCTTGTTTAGATTCACATAAAACATTTTATGGTCAGGGAGTTTTCCCATGGGAACGCAGAGCAAAAGGAGTTAACGAGTTAGTAAACTTTAAGCCTGAATGTGATTGGGAAACACTTAGAACAGATATGAAAGAGTACGGAGTCAGAAATGCAACGCTAATGGCGATTGCTCCTGTGGAATCTTCATCAGTTGTTATTAACTCTACGAACGGCATCGAAATGCCAATGAGTTTGATTTCGGTTAAAGAAAGCAAAGCAGGATCATTAACGCAAGTAGTACCTGACTATCACATCAAACGAGTAAGAAACTCTTATCAGATGATGTGGGAACAAACAGATTGTATAGATTATATTAAAACAGCATCGGTGTTAGCGGCCTATGTGGATCAAAGTATTTCAACAAATACATTCTACAACCCTGCTTTCTTCGACAACCAAAAAGTACCAACAACATTAATCGCTACAAACTTGATGAAGGCCCATCATTGGGGATTGAAGACTTTTTACTACAGTTTGATAAACAAAGCAGGCGTAAAAAGACAAGATGACGTAGTACAAATAGCAAAACAATACATAGACGATCCGGCATTTGATGATGATGACTGTGAATCCTGCAAATTATAAATGATTTTAAGTGTTGATAATTTTTTAGACAACGAAACGTTTGACATACTAAACGCTTCTATGTTGTCAAAAATTGATAGTGCTAAATCCAGAAAGGCAGATGATGTAGGAAATGAAAAATCATATTCATTAGCATACACAGAACTACACGGTGATATTTTGTTTCCAAGTATGCATTTAGGCGCCCATATAGGACCTATTATTAATAAAGTTAGAAACTATATTGAGACTGCAATTGACAAGTCAATTCCAGATGTAGAAAGTACACATTATGCTTTTATGAATCAAGGTTATATTATTAGAAGGCATGTAGATTCAAAATCAATACCAATTGATTTTGATGAATTAGCAAAGAATTATAAAGCATTTCTTTTTAGTCACAATGAATGGGAAGAAGAATGGGGAGGGCATCTGTGTTTTAGTACAGAGGAAGAATATTTACCTTTACCTAACAGACTAGTAGTATATACGACAGATGAACCACACTGGACTATATTGATGAATGAAAAAAGCGGTGATGCTACACGAATGATTATGGGCATTAGATTTGGAAACTATTATTAGGAATATATAATGAGTAAAGAACAATACGATTTAACAAAGCAAACAGACTATCTGGACAGAAAGATGTTTTTAGATCCAGCTGGTCCAGTAACAATTCAGCGGTTTGAAGAAGTTAAATATGATAAAATTGCCAACTTTGAAGAAACAGCAAGAGGATTCTTTTGGATCCCAGAAGAAATTAGTTTAACAAAAGATGCAAGTGACTTTAAAGAGGCAAGTGATGCAGTTAAACACATATTCACCAGTAACGTCCTGAGACAGACCGCACTAGATAGTTTACAAGGCAGAGGCCCTGTGCAAGTGTTCACGCCTGTTGTTAGTCTTCCTGAACTAGAAGCGTTGATGTACAACTGGTCGTTCTTTGAAACAAACATACACTCGCGTTCATATAGTCATATTATTAGAAATATATATAATGTACCAAAAGATATATTCAATACGATACACGACACACAAGAAATTGCTGATATGGCATCTAGTGTGGGTGATTATTACGAGGGACTGCATCAATTGAATTGCAAGAAAGAATTGGGTAAAAAAGTTTCTGAAGATGCTCATATTAAGGCAATCTGGCTGGCTCTACATGCTAGTTATGCCTTAGAAGCATTGCGATTTATGGTATCATTCGCTACCTCACTGGCAATGGTTGAGAATCGAATCTTTATGGGTAATGGCAACATTATTTCATTGATCTTACAAGATGAACTATTGCACAAGGGTTGGACAGGCTGGATCATTAATCAAGTTGTCAAAGAAGATGACAGATTTGCCAAAATTGCAAGAGAATGCGAAACAGAAGTATATAAGATGTACATGGATGTTATACGCGAAGAAAAAGAATGGGCTGATTACTTATTCCAGAAAGGGCCGGTCATCGGCCTTAATGCAAATATACTCAAAGACTTCGTAGACTACACCGCACTTGACTCACTCAAGTCAATTGGTATCAAATACCAAGAACCTGCGGCTAGAAATAGTCCAATACCGTGGTTTAATAAACACAGTGATACTAGTAAAAAACAGACAGCATTACAAGAAAACGAATCTACTAATTACGTAGTGGGCGTGATGTCTGAATCGTTAGACTACGGTGCGTTACCAGAATTAAATTAAATATAATTCGACCAGTCAGAACTGCATTAAATATAGATATAATAACATTAAACTAATCCAGGAGATACAATGAAAGCAGTAGTATGGAGTAAAGATAGTTGCACCTATTGTGATCAAGCAAAGAAATTACTTGACACACATAATATTGAAATTGAAGAAAAGCAGATCGGCTCTGTCTACACATTGAAAGACTTGTTAGAAGTTGTGCCGAATGCTCAGACGGTACCTCAAATCTTTTTAAATGAAGAATATATCGGTGGCTACACTGAATTAAAAATAAAATTAGCGGGATAAGATGAATATAGCAGATATAAAAATAAATACAGTTTACACATTTAAACTAAGCAGTGGTGAAGAATTAATTGCAAAAGTAACTGACCTTGACAGTCAAGGTGGCGATATTATTATCGAACATCCTGTTTCTTGTGCACCAGGTCCACAAGGTATGGGACTTATCCCTAGTCTGTTCACCTACGATCCGCTGTTACCCGTAACACTAAATAGTACTAGCGTGTCACTCTTTGCCGAAACTGAGACCTCAGTTAGAGACAAATACAGAGAAGCAACAACAGGTATAACAGTACCAAATAAGCAAATAGTAATGGGATAACACTACATGGCTAAACTAAGTCGAGAAGGAGATAAGAATACTACAGGTGGAAAAATCCTTAAAGGTGCATCTACCGTATTCGCCAATGGCAAACCTATAGGCTTACATGTTAGTGATATCAGTCCTCACGGACCCAAACCAAACAAAAAACCGCACAAAGCCGCAAAGACCACCGACGGCAGTCCTACTGTATTTTGTGAAGGTAAACCTGTTCTTAGGGTAGGCTCAAGTAATGATTGTGGTCACCAGATCGTTGAAGGCTCTGACAATGTGTTTGTACCTTAGAGGTAATTAATGGCGCATACAGGTAAACAAAGTCCGATTGGAATAAACGTTTTAGGCGGAATACTACAAAATAGATGTCTTCAGATCAATAAAAATGCTGAATACTATATGGGAATTAGTCGGTCTAATAGTACTTACACCTTTGGCCATCTCATAGAAGGCACAGTACTTCGAATGTTGACGTGGTCTATCAATGATGCATTTATTAGAGGCCAAGTCTCAGATGCAACTTACAACAATCTTATATCAATTAGTGGTGATGGAGCATGCCCAGCACTGGGGAATGCAAAACCACCTACTTATGTTATCGAAGATTCTTCTGGGATATGGACTGAAAAATCTTTAGCATTTGCTGGACTAACGACAGCAAACGTAGGCAGTTTTCTAATTGGTCCTACATATACTATTGTGACCGTCGGCAATACTGACTTTACTGCTTTAGGCGCCGCAGACAATATCATAGGAATTGAATTCGTAGCAACTGCTAGTGGGCTTGTAAATAGTGGTAATTTTGTTGTTACACAAGAATATATAATAGCCTCTTTAGGAACAACTGATTGGGAAACTGCTGGAGCAACAGAAGCCTCAGAATTCACAGCAGAAATAGTAGACACTACCATGACAGTAACGGCCATGGCAGAACTATATACTCCTCAAAATCTTGCTGTAGGAGATCAATTATATGGTCCAAATGATCTTGAGCCTGGAACTATTATTACAGCACAAGTTTCTGGAGCTCCTGGTGGAGTAGGAGAATACACAGTAGACATCGATCAATCAGTATCTACTGATACATTTAAGTCATTTAAAGTAGGACAGCGGTTGTATGCGGTAGATGTGGGTGACGGAACTGGAACAGCAACCCAAGGTACAGGAACAGTAACATCTCCAGCTTTGGTAGGTCCAGCAAACGCAGGCTACTCAGTAGAAGGCGATACTAATTACGGACAATCAGCAACCTGGGCTCCATATGATACTACTAATACCAACAAAAGCATTACTCAGTGGGGTTGGATAAGATGTCATGCTCTACAAGCACACAACGAATTTAATTGGCACGCCTCAGAGGCTTTAGAAGGACAAGCAACTCCTAAATATGAAGATTTTACCGCATCTTTTTCTACTGTAGATGGGTATATTAACTACACTAACTCTACCATTCAAACTGCTCTAAATGCTGACACCTTTTTAGAAGGCTCGTTTAGTAACATGGATGATTTGATGACCAGTGATTTTGCTGGCGTCAGTAAAGCACTTAAAGAATTTGGACTGGGATTAGAACATACCGGCAAACTAATAGATTTAAAGAGATTGGATAGATTTGGTTATCCTTCGACTTTGTTGCAACAATTATACGTGAACGGTGGAATAACACAAGATTTAAACTTGTTATTGGGTGGAGCCGGTCTACCAGCTACGGCGATCAAAAAGATTTCTAAAGGACAGCGGGCCGCATCTGTCCTACAAGAAAAACAAATATACAGTGCATTCTTGGCAATCACTGGAGAGAATCTATACAATTGTATTGCGCCATTAACGTCATACTGGCAACTTTTAACGAGTGATGCCTCTGATTATCCTATTAGGACTTTGGCTGATTGTTTAGATGTGAAACGATTGTTTCAATGGCAAAATGTATGGTCAACTCTAACTGTTCCTGTATACAATACCACTCTTAATATGCCTACTGGTTCAAAAACATATTACTTAATATATAACAGCGACGGATCAGTCAATTCAGCCATTAACACGAACGGTGTCAAGAAAATTGTCGGAACATTAGTTGTTTCAGGCACCCCTACTGTTAGAGATGACCGACCAGAAAATATTATTACAGAGACAGTAATTGGATTTGATTCTTATTTAGGTGGCCCTAATATAGTTATACCAACAGCTATTGGTCTGGCCGCCGCCGCATTTAGATACACCATGCTACAGATTAGTAATATCGAACAAATTACTCCAGGTAATATTGGTGGGTGTATTTCTGGATTAGAAATAAATTCTAATAATGGCTCAGGCGCAAACGGCACTGCACCTGAAACAACAGTTAACGATGACGGAACTACTACCACTACTCTTGCGAAACCCATTAACGAAACTTTGCAATCAGAAGTTGCATTAAAAATAGCACAAGGCAGTGGAGTAGGAGGATTGTTTACTCATTCAGACTTCTTTGGTTGTATGTCTGGTCTGCCTTATGCTTGGAATATTATATACAGAGAAATTAATAAAACAGGTGTTACTCAAACAACAAACCGTTCAACTCTTGCAAGGATTTATCAACAATTATATCTAGCAGTGGCATGGGAGCAAGCCACTATTGCACCTATATATACTGGTACCGGTCCATACACTATTACTGGCTGGACTATCGTTGATTCTGGTGGAGGTTATGGACGAGCAGGCGCGGCTACCCCAACTATAGCATTCTCTGACGGTCTCACGGGTACCGCGACTATTGGTAGAAGTGATAAAGATACTGGTTCAAATGGTGCAGGCACTTTTGGTAGAGTAACAACCATCACCGGAGCAACAGGTACTATCGCGAATATCCCGACAGCAACAATTGAATCTCCACCATCTGCTCAATACACTGCTTTTTCAACGAGTGGAGTTAATGGCGGAACTATAAACTATGACACAGTTGTACAAGATTACATCGATGAAGCAAATGCCGAAATTATAAATATCGTGGATCCAGATGTAGGTTATACCGGCGGAGTGGAACAATTAAACTTAGCTTGGAATGTTTTGGGAAGACAACTCAAAGTAGAACAAAGATCGAGATATATAGCATTAAATCCAGTTGAAGTTCCCAGAGATGGATTCGTAAATAGTAATCAAAATATAATTAGTTTTGTTGATAGCATGCCCGAATACTCGCAAGATGTGAGGCCTCACATGTCAGCACAGACAATCGAAATGATTGTAGACAGAGATTGTGACGTAGGCCAGAACATGGTTGCTATGATGAGACAAGAACGAAATCAAATGAAACTGACCGACTGTGGCATCCCGATGAACAACAATATTCCTGATCAGATGCCAGATGATCTTGCGCTAACACTAATTGTCAATAACACAGCTCCAGGGGCAATTGAAGGGATCAAGACCCCTGCAGGCATTGAATACACTAATCCTTCGTGGCCTGTTGTTGAGGGGAATTATATAGCACCTGAAGGAATATACGTGGCCCCTATTTTCTACCCAGTACCTGCAGTAACTGAAGGCGACTATACGCCTATTATCGAAGGGGTAGACAATCCACAAGTTTCTTCGTGGGTGACGGTTGGTCCTCCGAGTGCCCAGACCCAACCCCCTACTGTTGCTCAACCAGCATCAACAGCCGAGCCCGTTGTCATAAAAGCACCTAAATTCATTAACCCGAAACCATCAACTATTCCTGTTGGCCAACCAACAATTGATGAAGCAATAGAGACAGTGATACACTGCAATTGCGATTGTTGGGAATTAATTAATTAATATTTTTTTATAGCCCACTTGATCTATGTTAAATACTAGTATATAATGTACTGAGTACAGGACCTACCAAACATGAGTTATTATTTTACAAGTGAAAGTGTAAGTGAAGGACATCCTGACAAAGTATCAGATGCTATTAGCGATGCAATTTTAGATTCGTTCATGCAACATAAAAATCCTGCATTAAGATGTGCATGCGAGACATTGGTTACAACTAATCAAGTCACCGTTGCTGGAGAATACAAAGGCGAAATCGACAACCTAGATGTTGAATATCTAGTCCGAAGAGTAGTCAAGAACATCGGCTACGAGCAACCCGGCTTTCATTGGAACAACTTACAAGTGACTAATCTATTACATGGTCAGTCACCTGATATTGCTTTAGGCACTGATAAATTCGGTGCCGGAGATCAAGGCATAATGTTTGGTTATGCATGCAATCAAACAGATAATTACATGCCTGCACCTCTATACTATTCTCATAGAATTGTAGAAATGTTAGCTGTTGTTAGAAAGCAAGGACTTCTTCCATGGCTGGGTCCAGATTCAAAATCACAAGTAACTATCGAATACAATGACGATTCCACAGTCAGGCGTATAGACAACATAGTATGCTCTACTCAACACGCAGAAGAGATAGATATTGATACAGTGAGAGAACAAATTAAAGAACTTATTCTTAAAACTGTACCAGAAGAGTTGGTTGATGACCAGACAAAATTCTTAATCAACCCTACAGGAAGATTTGTGATCGGTGGACCAGATGGAGACACAGGCCTGACAGGTAGAAAGATTATTGTTGACACATATGGGGGAAGTGCCCCGCATGGAGGTGGAGCATTCTCAGGAAAAGACCCTTCGAAAGTAGATCGATCTGCGGCATACATGGCTCGTTATCTAGCAAAGAATATCGTAGCATCTGGTCAGGCTGACTGGGCAACTATTCAATTAAGTTATGCAATTGGAGTAGAACAACCTACAAGTGTCTATGTCGAAAGTGACAAAGATAGCAGAGGCTTGACTAAGTGGATACGAGAAAATGTAGACTTGTCACCTATGGGTATTATTGATAGGTTTGATCTATTTTCTCCTATCTACAGTGCAACTACAAACTACGGTCACTTCGGCAAACCTTATTTGCCTTGGGAACAGATTGATCTTTTTCCTAAAACACCAAATAAAAAGAAGAAGACCAAGACTAAATAGTATAATACAAAGGAGTTAATTATGGCTTACAGTGAAAAATTATTAGATCATTATGAAAATCCTCGCAATGTCGGTACGATGGATGATGCTGACATTAACGTAGGTACTGGGATGGTGGGCGCACCAGCATGCGGAGACGTAATGCGATTACAAATAAGAGTTAACGACGATGGAGTCATAGAAGATGCTAAGTTTAAAACGTACGGGTGCGGGTCTGCAATTGCATCAAGTAGTCTCCTCACAGAATGGGTCAAAGGACAGCACATCGACCAAGCAGAAGCAATTAGAAACACTCAAATCGCACAAGAACTCGCACTCCCGCCAGTCAAGATCCATTGTTCGGTCTTAGCAGAAGATGCGATTAAAACAGCAGTAAATAATTATCGGAAAAAACACGAAAGGTCCGAAGATTGAATCACCCTGCATTAAACAATGTCAAATGACAGCAGAAGGAATGTGCTTAGGTTGCAAAAGAACCTCCAACGAAATCGCAGGTTGGCTCTCTTACAGCACCCTTCAGAGACACCAGATAATGACCCTCCTGAAATTACGAAAACCGAAGTAGATACCCCGGAAAAAAAAGTATAAATGGATATGACTCCCGCGGGCTTTGGCCTACCAAAAAAACTCTGGCGTCAATTATTAAAATATAGAAACAAAACGGTAACTCATTGTGCATCTGATCTGATGTTCAGGCAACTGCCTTTCTATAGTGCGTATATGAAACTATACCCTGTCCAAGATTTTGACTATACATTTAACTCATGGGGATTTCGTGCGGACTACAACTATGAAGACTTAAACCAAGACGGTAAGAAAGCAAAAATCATATTAGCTATTGGTGACAGTTTTACAATGAATGTTGGTGGTCCGTTAGAACATAGCTGGCCTAGTTTGTTACAAAAAAAAGTTAAACTACCAGTTCTGAATGGGGGAGTAGACGGACTAGGACCCGATTCGTATCACCTGATCGTAGAGAAGATGCGAAAATATTTTGACGTACAACATACGTTTTGTTTGTTTAATTTACATGGTGGTGCGACAGCAGACCAACTTGCGGACGCTAACACAACTGAACAAAAAATACACATTCTTAAATCCTATGAATGGCCACATGGGTCTGAGATAGCATTTATTCCACCATGGTGCTGGGAGAAGAATCAATCAGACATTTTATTTCGGCATTTTCCAGATGCACACGACTATATAAAGGATATAAACCTTAACTTTTCAGAAATACCATATGACATTTTTATGTTTTTACTCACCCCAGATTATATAATGATGTCCACATCTAAATGGCCATCATTGGACGCTATCTATCAACAGTTGGCTGTACATAACGAAATCGGTAATTTGTTAAGTGATGTGGATGGATATTTCTTTTTAAAATTGATAACACCTAAGTGTAAATCATATTTTTATCGCAATCGAGACTATAGACATATGAGTAAAATGTCCAATCAAATGGTATCTGATTATTTTTGTAGTAAAATCAGTGACACTGTGATAAATCTTAGTTAGATGGTATAACTGTTTTCTTTGGTAAGATTGAATTTTTCCAAACTTTGTGGAGTCTCCCACTTTTCATTATTTTATTAAATTTCTTGTATTTTTTACGTAACACTTCTAGCATATTGTATTTTTCTCCTTATGTACTATATATGCCAGCCTGCTTATATTATAGGTATTGTTGTGTGAAAGCATCATTTGTACCGCATGTCTTTGCACACACTTGCAACTTTCCTTCGTTACAACTAGGCTTATTCCAACTATTTTCTATCGATTCAAAATAGTTATTTTCTAAAATTTCTTCTATTGTATAATTCAATGCACTGATGTTGGTTTTCCCTACGGCGTTGATGTATTTCCAAATCTGGCTCCCTTTTGGGGTATGATACCAATTGTACATTTGTCCAGCGACCCAACAACAAGGTTGCAGTATCCCTTCAGCACTGACGTATATACTTTTTTCTTCTTTAACTTTACATTTGATTGTAGTTGTGTCATAGTGGTGCTGAACTTTAGACCTAGGATCAAATAATTCTGGGTTTAATTTCCCTAATAAATCTACCTTTTTCGTTGGAAAAATCATGTCCTTTTCTTCGGTCATACTCGACATCTTTTTAGTCGATAAGTTCTCGTAGGATGCGCCTCTGGGCGGTCTGATATCTATTTCAGAGCCATGCCTGTCGATAGTTTTGATATATGATTTAGTAGTTCCCGAGACACTAGAAAAGAACCTAGAAGATGTTTTAACTTGGAATTCAGCAAAGCCTAGATACTCAGATAATGCTCTTGCTTCCTCCACTTGATGCTCGTTGTGTGCAAAAACAATGTATTCCCAACGTGCAATGCCGCCAGCCTCTATAAAGGCCCTAGCATTATCCATGATTTTCTTCCAAATTGTGTTCTTGCGATAAAGATGGTTGGTGTCTTCTAATCCATCGATGCTAAACACAACGTATCCATGGCTTCCTATAGTAGACGCCAAGTCCTTCCACCAGTCTTTTGTTCTAGCAGATGCATTTGTATTCATGCTTAAAAAGATATTTGGATTGATACTTCTAAAATGCTTCATAGTTTTTAATGTGTCTTTTGCTACGATAGGATCACCATAGTTACCGCACATAAACATATGATTTAATTGTTTGATAAAATCATCTGGAAAGATAGTTTGTATATCTGACAACGATAGTTCAGCATTCTTAAGCCATGGATTGTCTTCTCCTCCATTGATATTTCTAGCACACATCGGACAAGCGGCATTGCATTTTTCAGTAATCTCTAAATGAACAGTTCTAATGTCTGGGTACAAATACATTACTTTCGACCGATTAGCATATACCTGTCATAGGAGAAACTTCCATAATCAAAGTGTATTTTTTCTAATAACATCGTTCGACTCATTGGGAATCTTTTTGCAAAGTCATCAAGTGTCGTAACAGGATTGGTAACGAGCCAGGGTGCTTCCGGCTCGTTCACGTTGCTAGTTTGGATGCACACCAGTGTTGATGGATCGACGTTACCAAACCAATCATCAGTCATATGTTCGGCACTGCAATTGATGACCACTTGCTGTCCTTGCAAGTTAACGGTTCCTGCATCAGCACAATCGTTTCGGAGTCGCGCATCATCTCCGATCATAAAGCCTTGACATATCTTGTCTGCCCCTGCAATCGCTTCCGGCGAAATATCTATCCCTAATATGTGTTGATACTTGCTTTTGCATCTAGTCAATAACATAAAACCAAGCACATTGTACCAGCATCCCAATACAGCAACAACTGCGTTATCTGGTAGAAGTGGTTCTAGCTTTTCACACAACCAAAGTTTACTTTGTGTTTGTCCGTGCGAGAATGACGTTGTATCCATAATAGTATTTAATTGGATAAATAGGTTGTTGATAAAAAAAAATAACATGTTATAATAACTCTAAATATAAATGGAAGAGGAAGGTTGACTTTACATACTGCTAGTTGTATACTAACGTACTAGAGAGACCTTCCTTCATATAAGGATAGTCTATGAATTTAAGAGAAAAGTTAAACGGCAGAATGGATCAACTACAAGCATGGATGGAAAGCAATCATCACTTAGTAGACCCAGACGAATGTACCACTTTGATTGATGATAAACTGAGTTTTGCATGGGAAATATTAAGTGAAGAAGACAGAGACTATATCCAAGGATCACGGTATGCTATTGAAAAACAGATGCACTGGGAAGTCCCGTCTAAGGAGACGGACCAATAGTACGAATTTTGCTCGGGTGGTGGAAGGGTATACACAGGAGACTTAAAATCTCCCGCCTTAACGGGCTTGCGAGTTCGAATCTCGCTCCGAGTACCATGCATGGAAAAAATAGATGTTAAAAGAAAGAATCACTAAAGTAACACACTGGTCAGATCGCACTTGTAGTATTAGAACAACAAGAAGCGATACGTTCAGATTCAATTCTGGTGAGTTCGCAATGATCGGACTCTACAGTGAAAAATACAAACGGAACGTTATCAGAGCATATAGTATTGTTAGTCCACCATGGGCTGACTACCTAGAATTCTTGAGCATTAAGAACGTTGGTCCGTTAACGAACGAATTATCAAAGGTAGAATTCGGTGATGAGTTATTACTTTTACCAAAATGCACAGGCACTTTGCGCAATGACTTTCTTAGTGATGGTGGTAAGCGATTATTATTATTAGCAACTGGTACAGGCCTTGCTCCGTTCATATCCACTATCAATGACTTAGCCATCATGGAACGATTCGACCACATACATTTAGTTCATAGTGTTAGAGACCGCAAAGACTTGGCCTACTATGACGAACTTACTGAGGCATACCAATATACTGAGCCAGATATATATGATTATCTCAAAGACAAACTTGAATACACTGCGATAGTTACTGGAGAAGGTGATGCTCGAATTGACGCTAGATTCTTAAAAGAAGATGACAGGGTAATGGCATGTGGCAATCTTCAATTTAATTATGCGGTAGTTGAATGGTGCAACGAGATGGGCATGACTGAGGGTTCGAATAGAGCAAGAGGCGAATTTGTAATAGAAAAGGCATTTGTGGACACTCGGTAACACAAAAAATTAATAAACGATAAATATTAATACAGAGATTAATTTTCTGTGTGAAAAGACCAAGGAGGAAATATAATGGATTTTCAAATATTTATAGCAATAGCTCTTATCAGCGGAGTTGTATATTACGTTGTGAAAAAAAGAAAAGATGGTAAATCTGGATCAGGCAGTAATGTGACTCCTCG